GCCAACCGCGCACCTGTCCACGACACCGCCCGTGATGTGAGCCACCACGAAATCGGCAAGGGGCTTGGTGCTGCTGCGGGGGCGGTTGGTGAACACATTGGCACTCACCTGGCCCTCACGCAACACCGCTACGATAGCGGATTCTATTTCGGTTATGTTGTACTTGTCTGTCATTTGATTCTCTTGAAGAACGAGTGGAAATTCTGCTTTATCTGCGCTATGGAGTAGTGGAGAAAGTGCATTTCCCAATCTACCCGATACCAGCCCTTCATATCCGAAAGGATGATGGCGCACCATCCCTTTGTGCCCGAAAGTATCTGCGTTGCGGTTTGTAGGGCGTTGCCCGGCATATCCGCATCCCCTCCGTTAAGGTATTCGCCCTTGAAAACAACCCCATCGTGCGCTACTGCGTAGGCGAGAGTGTCGGTTTCGTGGGTATGGTGCATATCCCCGAAGGAATCGTGAGATTCTATGAGGTACGCCAACCCCGCTTCGGCAAGTGCCACAATTCCGTTACGGACTATGGTTTCCTCGCTTTTGGCAAGTCGGGCGAAAGCCTTTTGGATCGTGGCGTTATTGCGCTGAAGGTACGACATTGTTTCCCGGACAATCTATCCAGATGTTCGTGCCCCAGTTGTAACTCGTTACCTTCTTGACTATTCCCTCAAAGGTGTGGGTGTAGTCCGTTAGGGCGAGTTTCGTTCCCTCTGCAATCGCATTGAGAATGAGGGGGCAGGACAACTTGAAGTCTGCCTTGAACACCTCTCCGCTATCCTTGATACCGCCCGTAGAGGTGCGGTATCCCCAGGGGAGTTCGGTAACGGACTGCGTCTGCATCACCTCATCGTCAAAGACGGGGTTGTCATCATCATCCATCACCACCCTCTCGAATGTCAGCTCCGAAAGAACGGGGTTGCCATCCTCGTCCGTCACGGGCATTCCCCACTCGTCAAGGGCGGGCTTGAATGCCTTTAGGGTGTGCGGCCATCTGGGATTGTAGGACATTAGCGGTAGAGTTTTTTCAGCACAATCTCTCCGTAGGTGGTAGCCTTTGGAGAGTTCCACTTGAGGTAGAGGCGGTTGGCTTCCTTGCGGAACCACTCGCGGTCAACCACATTCTTGGTTGCGCGACCTTTCTGCCAACCACCATCCGCATCGTAGATACTCCCCGACTTCGAGGGTGAAGTGGCGAGAGCCATATAAACATCCGCGAGTGTGAGGTCTTTCTGCTTCTCGCTTGCGTCAAGAAGGAGGGTGTCACACGCCACTCCGTTGTCAATCAGTATGGATTCTATGGTAAGGTCGCTCAAATCAAATTCGGCAACCTTCGCTTTCAGCCATTCCTTTATGGTTCTTATAGCCATCTTCACTCTCGTTTAGGGGATTCACGCAATCACGCGGTTAGGCGTTGGGGAACAGATACCAGAAGTAGCTGACTGCGGTGGGGATGACCAGCGAGGTCATTTCCGTGTTGTAGCTCTGGCACTTCTTCACATAGTCTGCGCCAACGGTCAGGAGCAGGCGGCCATCGTAGAACTGACCATAGACACCGCCATCGACTGCGATGGGGCGCACGGTCTTTACGACACCGATGTTTCCGTCAGGAACGAACACAAACACATTCTGGTTGAATGCGCGGGTGTTGGAGGTGACGATGCTCTTGGTGGTGGCATCGACCTTCTGGATAGCCACAAGGCTGTCGATGGTCTTGATGGGCGCACCGATGATGGTTTCAAGAACCTCTTTCTTGCGCTCATATCCCATCACGCCTGCGTAGGATGCCTGGGTGGATGCGTCTGCTGCGGGCAGGGCGGCAACACCGATGGCGGCAACCACCTTGCTATGGCCGAGGACTTCCTTGAAGTAGTCAAGTTCTACCTCAAAGTGACCACGGACACCCGCGATGCGGGCTTTGTTGACCTCGCCCATCAGGTCGGCAACGGGGTCGGAATTGCTGCCCTCGTTGGCCTGGGTGTGGGTGGAAGAAGTCCACCAACGGGCAGTACCCGAAAGGGTGGTCTTGTTCGCTGCGGGAACATGGTAGTCAACGGTGACACCGGCTATGCCGTTGGGGTTGTTCGTTCCGTTGATGATAAACTTGCCGCTTGAAACGGCCTGATGCCTCTGGAAAGTCAGGGCGTTGGTGTGGCCACCGACAAGGCGGTCAACCGTGACGAAGAGCTGCTCATAGGCAATCTCTGCGATGCGGTCTGCGGAAACATCCCTGCGGTTCTCCACGATGAGCATCTTGCGGAGTTTGTCCTCGTTGAAGTATTCGACCTTCTTCATACGGGGAATCTTGCCCGTGTATGCCTTCGCTCCGCTAACCTTGTCGGGAATGGCGGGGGAATCGAGGTCGTAATACTGCGCGGCGGCATTGATGCCGAGTTCGGCAACAATCTGCTCGAAGGTGAAGTCGTCCTGCATAAACGGATCGAACTCGAATCCGTCAAGCTGGAGGGCGTTGTACTTCACGGCCATTGTTTCGTTGAGGAAACTCTGGAGTGCGGAACTGGTGTTCTCACCCAATGCACGGGAGAGAAGGTCATAGAAGGTAATATCGTATGCGTTCATAATCTTTTCTCCTTATTGTTTAAGCATTGGTGAACTGATACACGCCGGGAACTGCGGCCTTCATAGCGGCCTTGATGTCTGCGGCAGGTGTGAGGTCGATGAGGATTCCATCGGGGGCGTGTTCAATGACTGCACCGCTGGCGGCGAGGTCATCTTCGAGGTCGCCCAGATAGATGTCGTTCCAGAGGTAGCCGTTAGGAACGGGAGCTGCGGTGGATGCGAAAGCAAGAGCCACAACAGAGCCTACGGTTGCACCCGTGAGTGCGATGGTGACATCGAGAAGGGATGCGTCGGCTGCGTTTGCAGCAACGGCGGTGATGGCAACGGGGGAGCCGTTGTTTGAGAAGTCGGTCTTGTTCACAAGGAACAGATAGTCGCCTACCTGGGGAACATAGCCATAGGCTTTAGGGTTGATGGTTATGCCGGTGACTGAACCCGTGACGGCTGTCACCGCATAGGTAAGGTAAGGAGTGATGACCTTACTGGCAAGGTTCACAGGCGTACCCGCAGGGATGAAGATGCCTTTCTTGGCAAATCCGCTTGCGAGAGTACCGCCAACGGGCACGGGAGTGGGAACTCCGAGCCAAACGGGATTGGAGCCGCCTATTTCACGACCCCTTGATCCAAATGCGTTGAAAGAACTTGGCATAATTGTTAGGGATTAGTTGGTAGTTTCTTCTTTTGGCAGAAGCCCCCTCTTGCGGAGATATTCGTTATGCGCTTCTCTTGCGGCCTTTGCATCGGGTGTCTGTGTGCCACCGCCTGCGGGCGGTACAACACCTTCGCCGAAAGTGGCCTTGATGTTCGCATTGTATTCCTCCGTCACCCTTTTCACCGCATCTTCCTCGGTTTCCTTGTCTTTCAGGGCGAACCCTTTGAGAGTGAGGTTGAGGATTCCCGCATTGGTGCAACCGGCCTTTTCAAGTGCGGACTTGACCGATGCGAGGGTTGTCGCATCCTTCTCATCCTTCTCGCGCTTGGCCTGTGCCGCAAGGATGGCCTCGTTCTGCTCACGCAGTTTCCTCGCCCATTCGGGTTCGTTGGGGTCGTCCTTGTCCTTATCCTTGTCCTTGTCAGGTTTGGTGTCGGGGTGGAGCTTCTTGTAGTCCTCGAAGTCTTTGACCGCCTGTGCGTGTTTGGTACGCAGAGAATCGGTTTCGCCTTGTATGGACTTTAGAAGGGTTGCGGTGTCCTCGCTTGCGATTACTCCCTCAATCTCTTCTTCTTTGGTGATGGTTTTTTCAAGGAACGAGGCAACCCCATCAAATGCCTTGTCGCCCAACCCCAGGTTTGCGTACTTGGTTTTAAGCGCGTTCAAAATCTTTGCTTTCATTTTCAATGAACTTGTTTTGGGTTATACAAAAAGCCCGAAGCGACAACCTCCAAAAGGGGTTGCAACTCCGGGCCGGTGGTTCGCGGTGGAACGCTGATAGCCGCTATGGAACGCAGAGGTTCGCTATTCGTTTTCAGTTTCGGTAATGATGTTCTGCCGCTTGCACTTGGTACATTTCACGGCAAGAGCCATACTACCGTGCAGAGAGAGAACATCAACCATCAAACGGCTACCGCAATAGCGGCAGAATCTCTTTTGGGTATCGGTATTCTCGTTCTCCACAAGGCAAATATACTTATGAAAAAATGAATTATTGTGAAAGGATGTTCATTTTTGTTCACAAAATTTCATTTTATTTGTTCCAAGTTATGACTTCGGAGGAAGAAAAGAAATATCTCGACCCCGTTTTCCTGCAATATGGGCTTGAAGTGTATTCCTATGAGTACATAGAGAAACTACGCGCTGAAAACCTCAAACTCAAGGAGAGGGGCAAGCGGAGTTACAATCTCATCCCCCAGGCGGGGTTTCAAGAGGAAGTCCTCACTTGTGAGGCAGACATTATCATTGAGGGTGGTGTTCGCGGTTGCGGAAAGACAGGCATAGGGCTGATGGGTGCGCTTGACTACTCCTTCAATCCAGATGTGAATATGTATGGTTTCCGTAGGTTGGAGGCAGATGTTAAAAGAGGCGTGTACAAGTCAGCCAAGCAGATTTTCCGAGGGTTCGCATCCTTTGCTGACACCTCGTTTGAAATCAAGTTCTATGGCGGTACGGGTGCTACTATGAAGATGGAACACCTTGCAGACCTACGCCAAGTCAAAGACCGATTCCGTGGTGCGGAGATGCCCTATATACTGATTGAGGAACTTGCCGAGTTCACAAGGGAGAATATGAATGTCATATTTGACCTCATCCCCTCCAACCGAAGCACTACGGGTGTGCCCGCACGATTCATCTGCACTTGCAACCCCGTAGGCAAGTCCAACAAGCTGCGCCACTTCCTTGATTGGTACATAGACCCCGAAACCGACACCGTTATCCCCGAAAGGAGTGGTAAAATCCGCTACTTCTGCCGTTATGGGGAAGATGTGACCGAGATTGCCTGGGGCAACTCCCCGGAGGAAGTGTACCAGAATCCCGCAGCAAGGCGCAAGATTGCATCCCTTTGTGATGATCCAGACAAAGAGTATCGCAACTACATAACCTCTCTCGCCTTTATTGAGGGCAACTTCGCGGAGAACAAGATTCTCCATATTGCCGACCCCAAGTATATGAACCGCATATCTGCGGGCGGTAGCAAGTCCACCGTAAATGATATTCGGGGCATCTGGCGCGATGTTGAG